GAATTTCTTAAAAGAAGTTTTCACCTTTCCAAGCGTACCCACAGGTATGTGGCCCCTTTGCGGCTGGAATCCGTGATGGAGATGCCATATTGGTCGAAGAAAGAAGGTTACGAAGAGATTTGGCGTACCAACGTAGAGAATGCTCTTCGTGAACTTTCCCTCCACCAACCCGAGGTGCGGGACGAGGAAGGTCAGAAGATTATTCGAGCTTCGGAAGAAGCTGGGTATAAACCAGTCATTACGGACTGGAACGTTCTCCTTGACGAGGTAACGAAGCAAGGAGTTCTTTACGGGGCGCGCCGTTAGGCCGTGCCTCGTCCGAAATGACTTTAAACTATTGACACCGTATGCGTTGAACTGGCTTTCCAAGGCAAAAATTGCTGAGGATAAAAATTGGAAAGATACTGCTCGTGTACGTAGACCCTGGGTTATTTAGCCTTACTTAGACCAAGATGGGGTATAACTATCTAGGTCTGCCTCAGTTCTCCCTCTGTGATAGAAGTCGTCACTTGGGAACGAAAGTGACTTGCACAAAATTTTGATAACAACAACATGGAGACACAGCTCTCCACATCAAATGAGATGACGGGCACAACCCAGATTCTCAATGAAGCTTCCGTTAAGACTGTTACCCGCCATTCGGCGGAAACTATCCCAGCGGGACTTCTTAGTGCCATGAATGTCGGATACGATCAATCGAGCGTCTACGATTTCTTGGCAAAACCTATTAAGCTCTCTGTTGTTAACTGGGCTTCGCAACTTGGTGGAGCGACACTGATGAATCAGTCGCTCCCTGCCGATGCGTTTGCGAGTACAGTTTACAGTCAGAAGATATATGGGTTTTTGGGTTTTAAAGCAACTACGGTTCTGAGACTCCAGGTTAATGGAAATAAGTTTCAGGCTGGGAGGTTGCTCATGGTTTTTATTCCACAAGGGAATGTTGCTAATTCCTGGCCTGGCATGCGTGTCAGATCCTTGATCGCAGCCACACAACTTCCTAGAGTCGAGCTAGACTTGGCTGAAGATACGGAAGTTGTTATGGAAATTCCTTACATTTCCCCAACTCCTTATTACAATTTTCGTGACGGTGATGGTCCAATTGGTAGAGTTTATGTACTTGTTTACTCTCCATTGGCTTATGGAACTGGATCAGGGCAAGCAAATGTGACGCTCTGGTGCCATTTTAAGGACACGGAGCTGGTTGCTCCAGCCATCGCACAGATGAGCGATCGCCGTCCCAAAAAGAAAAATCCTTCTGAGGGTGAATTGTCTGCCTATGGAGACAAGCCAATCTCAGCTGGTCTTAAGAGCCTGTCGTCAGCGGCAAGTTCTTTTGCAAAAATTCCACTTTTAGCATGTTGCTGGTCCAGCTGCGTGGGCTTTAAATTGCTTAAGTGGGGCGGCCGCAGCTTTTGGGTATGCAAAACCCGGTTCTGAAGTTGCGACTACGAAGATTATCCAGATGCACAATTTCAATTGTCAAAACGACAATGGTGTTGATGTGTATCCGAACATGGGTCTTGATGCTTCTAATAAGATGTCAATCTTGCCCGGTTACGGAGGCACAGAACTTGATGAGATGACCATATCACATCTGGTTCAGATCCCGGCCTATGTCTACTATTTTTCGTGGAGTTTGGCCGATGCCTCAGGTACTCTTCTGTACAACACTCAAGTCCATCCTAAGATAGGGATTTCTAATAATATTGTCTCAGGATGGCACACATATGATATGACACCGTTGGCGTATTTTTCAAACTTCTTCCAGCTGTGGAGAGGTTCAATTATTTTCACTCTTAAAGTTGTAAAGACGCAGTATCACAGCGGGCGTCTTGTTATATCATACAACCCTGGTCTCGTGAACCAGAATCTCGCACAGACAGATTATTTGCTGCGTGAGATTGTAGACATCAGGGAGAGTTCCGAGTATCGATTTGTCGTTCCGTATACGACAACTCGCCAGTATCTCCGCTCAGAGGGCCCCGTTCCGACAGGTGTCCTTGAGCACATGGGGTACTTTAGTGTACATGTTCTCAATGAACTTGTTGCGCCAGACACAGTCTCGAACTCTGTCAAAATTTTGGTGGAGGTTTCAGCAGGTCCTGATTTTGAATTGGCCCTGCCAGTGCCCCACAATATCACCCCGATTCTGACGCCGGGCTGGGCATCGCAGATGGCGGATATTATACCTGCCTCTTCGAACAGCTCTCGGTCTGATCAAAATCAGGGTGTCGTCGCTATGGGGTCTGCGAACATTAGTCAGCAGATTCTTGATCCAGCGATGTATTGTATTGGAGAAAAAGCAAATTCTATTCTCCAACTGTTGAAGCGTTACAGTATATTACGCTTTAAAGACCAATTTACAACCACTCAGTTCAGTTGGGCGTACAGGTGTTTTACTTATTCGATGGTGAGCACCGCTGACACGCCAGGTGATCTTCTGTTGCCGAATGGAGATTACATTTCGGTCTTTGCC